AAAACATCACAATTTTAATGTGACTGAGTTAGAAAATATGGTCCCCTGGGAACGGGAGACGTACATATTGCTTGTATTGCAGTATTTGAAACAGGAACAAGAACGACAACAGATGGAACAATTAGCGAAAAAGAGTAGATAAAGATGGTAGAATCTAATCCATTTATGGCAATGCTCGCTCAAAAAATGGGCGGTCCACCTACAACTCAGCGCGAAGCCAATCCAAAACGAATGCCTGCTCGCGATAAAGTTAAGGGTATGCGCAGTTATACTGCTGGTCGTTCTGTTGCTGATTTTATTGCCGCTCAATCTGAAAGTCCATTTTTGCGCAGTGCTTATGCTTATGCTAAAACAATACGTCAAAGACGCGAAATGGAGGCTACTAAAAAAACAAAACAACCAGGTAAAGCGCCAGAAGCAACAGATGAACAAGAAACGGGCGCTGAAGAAAGAACGGGTATGAAAACAATCTCAACATTAAAACGTCAACTAAAGACAGTTGAGAAGGTTACAATTGAAACTCAAAAAGACACAAAACAAGTAATTAATGCGATCGCAGAAATAAAAAAAAGCATACTCGGCATTAAGAATGCAATTCAAAAATTAAAAGGTTCTTTTTCTAATATTATAAGTTCAATCACTCCTTCACCAGAAAAATCTCTTGCTGCATCAGCGGCAAGAATGTATAGCACAGCAGGTGCCGACACAAAAGAATTACTCAAACCTATTGATGTCAAAACTGAAGGACAAGAATATCTTTATTATAGAGGCGCACCAGAAGGTCGTCAGTTTTATAAAAAAGGTAAAAGTGGAGCTGCTGGTGCAATTGCATCGAAAGAAACTGCAGAAAAACTTTTTGCTGCGCTCGATAAAAAATTATCTGCAATAAGTGCCAAAATGACTGGTGGTGATGACGGAAATTTAATGGCGCCAAAAGACTACGGTCAATTAAAAGAAGTTGATGATCGTGAAGAAACAGAACGATTAGAAAAAGCATTAGAAGGTGCATTAAGGAAAGTATTACCTAGTGCATTAGCAGAAGCTGGTGTTGGCGATCAAATGCCAATGATTGGTGGTGGCGGTGGTGGATTTCTTGGTGGTATTGGTAGTTTAGCGATGCGTGCTGCAGGTGGTCTAGCGAAAGGTGCTGCTGCTTTGGGTCGTACTGCTTTTAAGGGTGTAAAAAATATTGGCACCAAAGTTGGTAGTATGTTCAAAAAAACACCAAGCGCAACCGCACTTCCTACCGTAACACCAACAATGCCTACAGGTGGAGCAACAACAGCGCCGACAGTACCGACAGCAGAAGCTGCTAAAAAAGCAGCAGAACAAACAGCAGGTGCAACTGCTCAAAAGGCTGCAGAGAAAGGCGGAACTGCAGCTGCGGAAACGGCAGCAAAAACTGGAGCAAAAACTGCTACTAAGACAGCAGGTAAGACGGTATTAAAATCAGCACTTAAGAAGATTCCAATTATTGGCGCTCTTGCTGGTTTAGGATTTGGCGCTCAACGCGCATTGTCTGGTGATCTAACGGGAGCTGGTCTTGAGGTTGCTTCTGGATTAGCAGGAACACTTCCTGGTCTTGGTACTGCAGCATCAGTGGGAATTGATGCTGGATTAGCAGCGCGTGATATGGGATTATTAGGCAAAAGTGCAATGCCAAATCCAGTAAAAACAGATATTCCTGGTACAATTATGGAACGCACTAGTGCAAATATGCAAGCATCAAAACAAATGCCAGCACCTATCATAGTCAACGCACCATCTGCACCACCTTCAGTTCCACCACCGCCACCGCAACCAAAACCACTCAGTACAACACCAACTGTTCGCAATCCTGATGATGCTTATATGCGCGCAACATATAAAGACTTCTATCACCCATCATCATTGTACAAATAAAAAAGGGAGGCTTTCGCCTCCCCCGAAAACATCTACGGTTTTCTAACTGAATTACTCTTCAGCCAACTTTCCGAAGAAAGCCATTGAATCATCATCATCGCTTGCTGCGACACCGACGTCTTCATCGGCAAGTTCAAGATCTTCAGCCTTTGCCTTCACACGAGCAGCGGCAACACCATCAAGACCAAGAACGCGATCCAACTTCGACTTCAGTTCATCATAAGACTTGAAGTGCTTCGGATCAAGGAACTCTTTAAGAGAGTACTCTGATTTCCAAACCTTTTCAATCTTATCATCATCGCCGTCAAACAACGGAGAAGGATTATCAAACTCAGACTTATCGTAGTTACGATAGCCTTCAACCTTGCGGATCTTGAGTTTGAAGTTCGCACCTTCCCAGAAGCTGAATGGATTCACTGCCTTTTCATCTTCAAATTGTGGCTCAATCTTTTCCTTAATCTTGTCAAAGATCTTTTTGCCATACTTGTAGAGGAAAACCTTACCTTCATTTGCAGGATTTGCAGTATCCTTAATTACAAGGACGTTTGAAATATAAGTCAAACGACGCTTTTGTTTGCGCGCAATTTCCTTGTTTGCTTCGATGCCAGAATTCCAGAGCTGAGTGTTATATTCAGAAACAGGATCCTTCTGACCAAGAGTGGTCAGACTGTTTTCAATGTACCAGCCACCAGGACCTTGAAAACCATGGCTGAATACTTGAACCCAAGGCATTGCATCTTCACCATCAACAGCGGGAGCATCAAGAAAACGAATGACTGCGTAGCCATTACCAGCGGCATCAACCTCTGGTTGCCACAAGCGTTCATCTTCTTTTGATCCGCCAGTCTTTGCGGTTGATTCGAGTGCTCGAGCGAGCTTACCGAGTGAAGAACTCTTTTTAAGAGCAGATAGATTTGACATTTGTATTACCTCGTATGTATTGTATAAATGTATTAATTTGTATCCACATTATCATAACTACAATAGTATATATTAAATCTTGTCAGGAATCAATTCCTTTTTAATCATGAATTTAAACATACTATCATTCAACGGAGCATAAGCAAAAAAGAATGGCTTATACTTATTGAATTTTTTATAAAGATCACTCCAAACAAAGTCATCTTCAATCTTTGTATTCCAACGATCAAACAACCCAATGAGGTGATCTAGTATGACAAGTGAATCAAAATTAATTTCCCTTTGCATGTATAGATTGAGAAGTTCAGGGAACTGCCCATTCTTACAGCGTAATGAATCACCGAAATCAATTTGTTTGAGTTTGTTTAGATCTTCGTTAAAGTGTTCAGCGCGTGCAGATTGCCATGTTTTCCAATTTTTAAATAATTCTTTTGCTTCTTCTTTCAGTAATTCACTTATCCAATTTTTATCCTTATGAAGAAAGTTCACTGCGTAAAAATACGGCAGTTCACTTTCATCATATAATCTTGCTATGCGATGAAATGAATATTTGTCTTTTCTTAAATCGAATGTTTCAATTGTTGTTCGCGATTTGCCATTGTATTGAAAGTAGTCAAAATGGTCATTGGTGAAGTGTAATCTCACCGACATATAACAAACATAGGCGTCATAGCCATTCATATTGGCAGTCTTGAAGTCCTCTGAATGAAACGAAGGTTTTGCGCTTCAACCTCAAGTTTGGATTTCAAATTCTCGTTGACAAGCGTTGCAGCAATTTCAACTTCAAGACCACTTTCTTCGCAATAGTGAGTAATAGCATCAATTAGACTCAAATTCATTTTGTGAGCCTTTTCTTCAATCATGATACAAAAGTTATTTTTTTCTTCTCGAGTTGCCATCAGCTTGGTCCAAATACTTCGTTAATAACACGATTGACTTTGATGAATTTACCCTTATGATAAAGTTGATATAGATCTTCAGCGCCCACATAGGTGCATGCTGAACGGATACCGCCCAAAAGATGTTTCACCGTGTTAGACACTTTACCGCGATACGTTATGTATACTTCTTTACCTTCACTGGCGCGATAATCGGCAACACCACCATTGTGAAGTTCTTGCGCTGCCTTTGAAGCCATGCCGTAGAATGGAACCTTGCTTGCGTCTTTAATGTTGTCTCTAAATCCTGGGGGCAATCCTTCTTCATGGGCGGCAAACATACCACCAATCATAACGAAATGAGCGCCAGCAGCAAATGCTTTGGCTACATCTCCAGGACAGGTACAACCACCATCAGACATAATTCGACCACGAGCAGATTCTGCTGCATCATAACATTCAAGAACGGCAGACAATTGAGGATAACCAACACCAGTCATCTTACGAGTAGTACAAACTGATCCAGGACCAATTCCAATCTTAACGATATCTGCACCCGCTTCAATAAGCGATTCAACTGCCTCTGGCGTTACGACGTTTCCTGCAATCAATCCATATTCTGGATAGTTTTCGGCAAACTCGCCAACAAAATCTAAAAATTTAGAGGTGTATCCATTGGCAACATCTACGCAAACTGCGCGCGGAAGAGGAACGTCATTATCAACGCAATGAGCATGAAATTGTTCAAATTTATCAAGATCGGAGTTATTCGCACCAAGAGAGTAAATTGCATAAGGGGCAATGTCGCGCTCTGTGTCGTAAAAATCAATTAAAGCATTTAAAGGATAATGCTTATTGAGTGCAGTAAGGATTTTATCTTTACTCAAAGAAATTGCCATGTCAAACGTTCCAATACCATCCATATTTGCAGCAACGACTGGGATGACATCCAGATCAAAAAAGTCAACTTCAAGGTCGACCAATTGGCGCGAATGTAAGTCTGAGTGTTTGGGTACTAAAAGTACATCAGCAAAATCTAATTTCGTTTCAACATCTATCTTCATATAACACCTTATTCATAAAATATATGTGCACCAATTTTAGTGATACGTTGTTTATGTTTAGCCCAAAATGGTTTTACATAGTCAGCATGATAGTATAACGCATTTTCAAGTCCTGGTAAAGTATTTCTTCGTCCTGAAAGAATTTCTTCTGACAATTTATAAATCTTTTTCCAGTGCTTATCTTGAAAGCGGTCGTTTGAAAGTTTATTTTGACAAACCCAACTAAACTCGCAGGTGGTTTTTCTTTCATAAACCACACCACAAATCGATTTAGCGAAATCTTTATGTTTTACTCGATTGAGTGTAACGGTAGCCACGGCTAATTGACCTTTCTTAGGTTCACCAACAGATTCATAATAGATGTTGTCCGCTAAACAGACAGCATCTCTTTTGAGAGAGATACGAAAAACATTTTCAATGTTATCTTTTATGAACCAGTTATAAGCAAAGTACATTATGCTTGAAAATACAATGATGAATGTCAAAACATACACGAAAATAAAAGACCAGAATTTTTTTCTTAAAAAAATAAAACTTTCTTCATTCATAAATTAGTTTCTGTAGAACAGATGATTTCCTATTTGCTTAACAAACTTTTTAGTCTTTGACCAACTAGGTTCGACGTAATGAGCGTGAAAGAATTTAGCCTCACCAACCAAATTAGTTTCTTTTTTCGCTACTAACATTTGTTGGGCAACGCGCATCGATTCACTCCAATTCTGAGTTCGTGAATTGACTTTATTTTTTCCTTCACAAACCCAACTAAATTGGCAAACACCTTTGGTCTTTTGATATACAACGCCACAAATAGTTGCTGGGTATAATGGGCTTCGAGCGCGATTGAGTGTCACTTCTGCGACTGCGACTTTTCCTGCGTAAGATTCTCCGCCAGCTTCAAAGTAAATATTTTTTGCAAGACATTCGACTTCTTTCATTACGGCTTGTTGTTTATCATATGATAATTTAAAAAAGTTGACTTCATTTTGCATATATTCGATTTCTTGTACAAGACGTGTGTTGATCATCATTTGACGATCGAGTTTTTCTTGCATTCGAATATGGGCATTCATTGGAACAAATATCATAAGAAACACAAAAGTGAACAACCCACCAACCTTTAAAAGAAGTGAATGATTTTTATCGAAGAAATTTTGTACTGCATTCATGTTAGTTTCCTCCATCATGCAGCGGATTGAACAGTCACGGGTTAGTTATGAACGTATAATGCTTTATCTATTTTTTTTATAACTTTAGGCATTTGACAATACTTTTCAACATATTCAACAGCAAAATATCCATCAGCATTTAGTTTTTTGGTATCCAATCGCAAATTTTTTGCATAAATGGATCTTGTCGCGTAATTGCCAATGTCAATTTTATTCACTTCAATTTTTGAAATATGTTTTTCCCATTTTATATGACTATTATAAAAATCGCAATGTATGAAATTCGTGTCATCATCAACTATAGATAAAAACTCATGAACAAAGTTAGGAAAATAGTAATTATCATCGCCAGTCATCACTAACCACTCTTCGCGAGCATGTTCAATTCCATAATTTCTTGGGCTATGACCCCAATCTTTATTAGGACCATCGATAACACTAAATCGTATTTTATCTGAACTTGTGAATAAGTTTACAACAGAATCAAATCCAGGATAGTCACCATCAGCAACAACATGAATAGACCAGTCGGAACTTGTTTGAGCGAATATACTCGAAATCATTCCCAATAAAGGGATTGGTCTATTATATGTTGGTATTACAAATTCAATCTTCACGGTTTTTTCCAAAAACTATAAATGCCTTTGTCAACTTCATATTGATCCCATACAAATCTTTCGCGCATAGGTTGTATTTTAGCCCATTTCCACATACAAGTCAATCCCCCCCTTAGAGATGTATGGTCGGCATATCCGAGTAAATCTACTGACTTCTGAAAGGTTGGATGTGCATACTTCACTTCATGTCTTGGCTCAAGATGCACTGTTTCGCCCCCACCAACAACCTCTTTTAGAATTTCGTTGGCTTCTTTGATTGTGTACTCTTTAGTTCCACCCAAATTAATAATTTGTTTTGAACAGTTCTCTTGTACGGCTGCTTTCCACAATCCTTCCAAACAATCATCGATGTAACTGAAGGCGCGCATCTGTAAACCATCACCGAAGATCGTCATTGGAAGATTATTCAAATGTTGCCACATCCAAATACCAAGAACATTGCGATATTTGTCCCAGATGTTTTGTTTAATTCCATAAACATTATGCGGACGAATGATGCACCAATCTAATCCATGCTGCTCGCCAGCAATTTGAATATCCATCTCGCAAGCCATCTTTGCAACACCATATGGATCAATTGGCATAAGAGGATCAGTCTCACTAAATGGAGGATTGCCTCGACCATAAACTGCAAGAGTAGACGTAAACACTAAACGCTTTACATCGTGCATGATGCATTGATTTACAACTTTTGAAGTTGCGACGAGATTGTTAGTATAGTTGTATGAACGAATGAATGGTGAAAGTCCTTCTGCAGCATAAGCAGCAAAGTGAAAGACATAATCGAATTTGTAGTCTTCAAACAAACGACCAAAATCGTGCGTTGCAAGATCGAGTTTTGCAAGGGTAACTTTTGGATTGATATTTTCAATATAACCGCCACTCAAGTCGTCAATACCGACAACATTGACGCCTGGTTTATTTTCAATAATCCAGTCAGCCAAACGAGAACCAAGTAACCCTGCAACTCCAGTAATCAATACGTTCATACATCCTCCAAAAAGAATAGTGATGCGTTTTTATTTAGTTCTTTTATATGTTTCTGGAAATCTAAAAAGTGAATCGTGCCCAAACTTATCTTCTGGCATTTCGGCAATTAAGTTTGAGCCACAATGTAATAACTTTTTATGAATCAAATACATTGAGCGATAATACACATGAGAACCTTTTTCGTTTTTTTCACCATATTCTTTAGCAAGTCTATAATGAAAGAAGTCAGAGTCAAAAGGATATTGAATCCATTTCAAATTCTTTTGTTGTGAAAGAAAGATCGAAATCATACGTTCATGTACAAAAGGATAATTGATGATTGGATGACCTAAATGAGTTTTACGAGAAAACCCATACATGAACGAATACATTTTTTTATCTTGCTCAATAATCTCGACGCATTTTTGCCAAAATGCAAACCAACGATCCCAAAATTTCTTATTACCAATCCAGAAAGTACAGGTTGAAAATAACGATGGATGAAACCCATCGTTCAAAAGATTAATGTCAATTTCGAGTTTATTGAGTAACTCTTGTGTGAATTTTAAAAGACCTGGATGCGAGATATCACCATTGATAAATGTATTCTTATAGATGGCTGCTTCTACTATATTTGGATCAAGGAAATAAAGATCATAACCTGGATTTGTTCTAATCCAATCTAAAAAGAATTTACCCGAAGCGCCAATTTTTTGTTTCCATTTCCAACTTACAAGACCCCAATGATGATTCAAATCTTTCTTGTGCATGTCGTATATCTTAACATGCAAAGGATGTTCTCGTAATTGCGGAGTCGGATTTACGATATTATCGTATGGAACGAACAATGGATCCAGGAGAATCTGTTGCCGATTTTCGTAATAGGATTGATGAATAGTTACATACATTATACAGTCACCATATAAAAAAAGAAAGTGGCGGCGAACCGCCACTCTCCAGACTCGTTCTGTTACCAAGTGAGTCAAACTCTGTTACTCTTTACTACAATTAAGCAGCGAGAGGCAGATCGTAAACATCATCGTTTGCGTTTACTAGTTTTGCGCTGATTAAGTCAGTCGCCTCACTGGTTGCTGTCGGTTTATTACTTGCCCCGTCGAAGCCATTTCTTCCCCGTCAGATAGCCACCAC